CAACGCATCGTCCGACACTTTGCGTGAATCATTTGATTCGCCGAATCCTTGGTCGCGCAAATCTTTGATTGCACTTTTGAAATCACCATTGTGACCCAATACAACGAAACATTGGAATGCGTCGTGCGCCTTTTCCGCCTCGAATTGTGTGGATGTCGTAAATGGGAAAAACGAACCCGAATCTTTGAAGATGACACCAGATGTTTCCGATGTTGTTTCGCCCGGTCGCAACAAATACGTCATTCTTGCGTTTTCCCGAACGATTGTCCATCCGTAATGCAACAAGACGTCCAACGTGGTGTTCGTGGCTCTAAACTCGCCCCACGGCGTTGAATCGTCCGAATCGCTATCCAATACCGATTCCGTTGGTTGATTCTTTATTGGTTCGGGTTGCGGAATGGTGGCGTCCATCATTTTGGCGCACATCCAAATCACGTTCCGTTCGTCGGGGCTGATTTCAACGACGTCGGTGATTTTTCCAATGATTTTATATCCCTTTGTCGGCCAAACAACAATTTGACCACCCTTTCCGCGTGTTTCGAATATTACTTCGCCTTTACTATTCTTCGCCAACTTTTCGTTTCCCGCGATTTCCGAACATTTGAAAATCCAATGGAAACCGCCCGATTGCGTTTGCTGGATAATCATTTTGTTGATGAGTTCGGGCGCGTTGTCCTCAATCAATCCCTTGAATTCTTCGTATTCTTCCCCCTCAAAATATTTGGCGTCAATGTCCAAACATTGGATTCCATCGAAACCCATGACCAGACCAATGCCGTTGGTCTTATCGAAAACGCTGAAATCTTCAATCGGTGTTTCTGCGTGTTGTTGCCATCCTTTCAGCAATGGCCGTTTTGAATTGCGGACCAATGGAATCGGGGAAAATCCGTGGTCGCGATATTTGTGGGCAATCTTTTTGATGTCCATTCGTTCTTTGCTCTTTGTTGTGTGTTATCTAATCAACGCCCAATTGTCACAATTGCGCGAATATCTTTTGGGCGTCAATGTTATTGACTTCCGTCCTTTTAATTCCTTAAAAGGAAAAATAAACCAACGGCGGTTCACCACGTCATAACAGATGACAAAATCAACGTTTTTATATTGGTCGAAAACACAAGTGATTTCCGCGTGGTGTTTCTTGATGTATGTCGCCGACTTCACTTGAATCGTCACAAAACGATTCCCGCGAAATGCTATCATGTCAATTTCCGATTGATGGACAAAAGGGAACGCAACGTGCCAATCCCTTTGAATCAATTCCGCCGCACATCGCAATTCCGCCAACGCGCCGTTTTTATGGTTGTCGTGAATCATTTGATTTTCGACAAATAGTCATCGTAGCTTTTCGCAATGAAATACACGCCACCAGAATCGTTGATTTCCTTTTCAATTTCCTTTTGTTCGGCGGATTGTCTGTCCTTTCCAATCTTCACCTCAATGCCGTAAAATTTGCCGTCAATGATTCCAATGATGTCGGGAATCCCTTTGCGCTGGACGCCCTTCCGATACACCTTGCGTTTGACATCGTACACCGCGCCGTTGTTTATTCGATACGCAACGCCACCGCGGACGTGATACATATCCCAAATGATTGTTTTTGTCAAATCATTGGCGGTGGTGTCTTTGAATCTTTGTTTGACCAATGCGTGCGGTGGCAACATTGGGTGTTTTTCGGCTTTCAGTTGGTCGGCTAATTTGCCCAACTCTTTTAGGTTCTTAGGAATCCAATTCATTATTGATTCTTTTGTTTGCAGAATGTTCAATCATTCTTGAAATGTGCGTTCGGTCCATGGCTTTCAAATAATCTTTGGCCAATTCCCAACAAATTCGGTCGAAATCATTCGGTGATTTGTCGCTCATATTTTTGAACTTTATTCCAGAATTCCAAATATTTCATTTTACGCATTTCAATTTCCATTTCAACGTCTGGGTCGTTGCGATGAACTCGGAAAATAAACAATTTTTTTTGAATGCGCGGGTCGAACGAAACGAAATCCATCCATTGCAAAGAATCAATCACAATGAAATAGTGCATCACTTGCGCTTTATATTGTGCGGGAATCTTGTTCATTCTCAAATATTCAACGTGCTTTTTCGTTGATGGACATTTGATTTCCACGCCACCAATTGGAACGTCCTTTTCATAGACCAGCGCGTCGGGACTGATGGCCAAAAAATCATGTTCGTCGTGAATGCAAAAACCGATTTCCCTTGCATCGTTTCCCGTTCTCATTCTGTATTCATCCAACGCCACGGGTTCCATCATGATGCCGTGCATCATAGCTTGCGTTGTTGGTGATTCTATAATCTCGCCCGACAATCGTTCGGCGATTAACTCATCGACAAACGTCAAATTGTTTGACTTGAAAATGTTCGCACATCGCGAACCCGTAATGACACCCAAACGCATTTCGAACCATTCGCGTGACCTTTGTTCAACATTCTTGATTTTCATAAATCTTGATTTATTATTCTGTTTAATTCTTTAATATCGTGCAATTGTGAAATCCTCAAATCATAGGACGCGGCGCGATATGTTAAGACCGACCCGTTGTCCAAAACTTTCTGTTCACCTTTTGCCATATATGTGGCGTCCTCGAAATACATCTTTTTGGACCGCCATCCACAAATCGTGGTTTCATTGTTCTTTGTGTTGTGATGACAAAAAACATACATGTGGACCAGATACGATTTTTGCGTTGCCGCGATGTTGACTTGATAATGTGGGCGAACCGCTGAACGTGTCGCAATCGTTTTCACATCAATCGTCATTCCATTGCTTGCGACAATATCCACGCCGTCGTCAAACCCTTCTTTGCTTCGGTATTCTTCGACATCAATTCCAAGATATTCGCGGACGACATATTCACCCAATAAACCAATGTATTGGTCTTTTCGTGACCCATCAAACCGACCGCGGTTCGCAAGGTTGTGACGCCCCAAATATTTCCAAATCCGTGCGCGTTGTTCTTCTGGTACAATCATGGAAATCATGCGTTGTTTTTTTTGCGGTGTTCTTCAAATAGTCGTTCACCAACCTCGCCTAATATGATTTTTGCGGACATAATGCGTTTCCGTTCTTCTATTCCTTGACGCCATTTTGAATGGTCGTCGCTTCGTTCGAAATGCCAATCGTGTTGTTCAAGCATTTGCGTGAATTTTTCCTTTGTCATTGTTCAATCTTTTTCGATTCCGTTTTCTTTTAAATCACGATAACACAATTCAATCATGGTCATCGTTTTGTTGGGGCAATTGCAATTCATTTCAAAGTGATTGTCGGGTGAGCGTAAACATAAAGCAAAGCCAATACACTTAATGCAAACATGACTATTGTAAACGCTAACAAGTAAAAAAGAATCTTTGTGGCTTTTTCTTGGTCATTCATTCTCTTTGGTTTTTAAATAAACCTCATATCTTATTCTAAATTCTTCTTCTGGATTGAAATCCATTTCTCTATCCGCGCCATTTTCTGCAAGTTCTAAATATATGACATCGTAGTATTTATCAAACCATTCATCATATTTTAAAAAATAAGTCATTCTCTTTGGTGTTAAAGGTTCGACAACTTATCCAACGCATCCCCAAAATCAACACCAGCGATTTGGCGTTCGGGTTCGCGGTGTTCATCGACCACCATTTTCATGGCGACCAATTCTTCCAATGACAAATTCAAAATCATTTCCACTTGACCTTGAATCGTCGTCATCAATTCTTCATCCGTGGAATCCAACGCGCCCAATGGACCGCGAATCGCCCGTTCGATTTCCGTTTCCAACCGCCCCATCATTTTTTTGATGTTCTGGCGATACAATCGTGTTTCCTTCATCGTGTCCATCTGTTCCAATGTCGCTTGATACAATGCCACCAACTTGATGGCCTCTTTGAATGTTGTGAATCGTTCCATGCTCTAAAACTTTAACCACTTTTTGCGGCGTTGGTATTTCCTAATCAATCGTGCGTTGTTGTTCAATAGGTTCACAATGTCGTCGTTCCATTGCGTCGCGCTGGCCACCAACATCGTGTTCAATGAATCCCATTGCAATTCAACGATGTATTGGTCGACAAACATTTTGTGACGCCTCTTTCGAATTATCCTTTTAAACATAGGCGTCCAACTTTTCACGCAACGATTGGTTTTCACGTTGCAGTTCATCAACTTGTTCCGTCAATTCGTGAATCTGTTCTTTTCGCAACTCGCGTTCCTTCTTCGCGTGTCTTGCGCGGTCATCATATTCCGCCAACACTTCCATCAATCGTTCGTATATTTCAACGTATTGTGGCAACCTCATGAATGATTCATGATTCTTGAAATGGTGCAAAATGGTGGCGTGGTTCTTTTCGAAGAATTGGCCAATTTGCGTCGCGGAATAATATCCGCGACACACATTGAACAACGCCGCCCGTGGAATGACGACGGCTTCTTTTCTGGTCTTTTCCATTGCGTTGACATTGTATTCGTCGCGCAACACCTTGACCATTTCTTCCATCATCATAATTGGTCTAACGTTCATAACTCAAAGAATTAAAATGGTAAATCATCATCGTTGTCGTCAAACGCTTGCGACGCCGTGGCCACTTGCGGTTTGTTCGATGCAACCGATGCGGATTGTTCATCCGTTAATTCGGGTAAATCTGGCAACCCTTCAAACAAGGCGTCGGAATCGGTCACCGCGTATTCAACCAAATTGGTGATGACATAAGCCGACACCCAAATGGACAAACCTTTTTTCCCTTTGTGTTCCCATTTCTTAATCCACACGTTGGCGCGAATTGTACTTCCGTCACCAATCAATCCGTCGAACGATTGGCGGTTTGCCAAATACGCTTTCGGGATGTTGATAGACTTAATCTTCACGACGGGAACGTCGTGTTTCAAATTTCCTTGCACGTCGCGGGCGCGAACGTGTTCCAAAATTCCAAGGTCGGTCAATTGCTTGATGGACGCTTCGTCCAACTCAAGGTCGCAACCATACTTTTCATTCATCTGGTCGGGACCGCTTTCCCGTGTCATTCGGGCGAACTTTACGGAACCACTCAAAATGGTTGCGTGTCCTTTTGCAAAATCTACTTTTGCCATAATTAAAAAAAATATTATTGACGCCATTATTGTTGTGTTGATTCGGGGCGTCGTTCCGAATCTTTATTGATATTGAATGGGCAAATCTGGCGTCGTGATGTGGTTGATTGCAGAAAGCAATCCAGCCATCAAAACGAAAACCATCAATGCAACAATTGTCAAAACGATTGGGGGGTAATTTTTAAGAATCCACTTTTTCATTTGCTCTTTGTTTTTGTGGTGATTATGCTTTGTCATGCGTGTACCACCAATTGTTTGTTTTCAAAAACAACAATGCGTTTTTCTTAGTGCGACATGATGCCACACGTTCGCCGTTCTTTTTTATGGACCAACAACGGACAATGCCGTTGGAAACCATTGTGTTCAATAAATACAATTCGCCGTTCATTTCGACCTGGTATTTCCCTTTTGAAATCTTTGTTGTTGTCATCTTTACTTTTGTTTTATACCACCAAATCCCCGCATTTGTTTCAGTGCGGGGCGGTGGTTTATTGTTGGTTTTATAGTTTTTCTAATTCATCAACGCTTTCAATTCCGTGGTCATCAAGAAAAGATTCAGCGGTTGTATATGAATATCTTCTTTCTTGTTTCTTGTAATATGCAACAATGCAAGGTGTATCCGATTCTTTTTGATTGTAGTAGAAATAATCTAAACCTTCAATTTTTTTGGACCTAAAAGAATTGATTTTTAGGATTTGTGCAATTTGAAATAGTGTCATTCTTGTTTCCATTTTGTCTTTGTTTTTGTTTAACAATGTAAATGTAAAATAAATATTTTAAATACACAATATGTGGACAAAAATAATTGTGAATAATCCAATAATAATTCACCACGCTAAATCTTGACATTCACTCACAAAAATTTTAATTTGGCCAAGTGGCTTTGCCCCTCGGGGCGGGGGCAGAACACATGGACAAATTAAAGAATAAATTTTTTCATAAAAATACAATCGTTTTTCTTGCTCTTAACGAATTGTTGTGTGAAAACCCAGACGAACCCATTTGGAACGTTTGGGTTTTTTTAATGGCATAAAAAAAGGGACGTCCAAAAGAACGTCCCCACAACAACAAAACAATCGGTCGCCCGATTGTACGTTTTGCGCTATTTCGTCAACCTCATCGCCCACATGATGACCAGAATAGACACCACCAACCAAAGAATCGTCATGACCTTGCGATACCATTCGGGACCTTTTTGTTCTTTATAGATGATTCGGTCCACTTGAATTTCATCCACAAAACGGATGGTGTCGGGTGGGCAAATCACATCAATGCGAATGGTGTCATGTATCTTTTGAACGCGAACGACCGCATTGTCCTTTTTGATTTCACGAACGATTGTGTCCCGAACGACCAAGGTGTCCGTTAATCGTATTTCGTCCGTCACGAACGTTGTGTCGACTTTCACAATCGTGTCGTTCATGATTGTTGGGTCTTTTGCAATCGCACGTTTTAGGTGCCACGATGCACCACACGATTGAAGAACCGCGGCGGTGATTACGACCCACACGAATCGCATTCGTCGGGATTTTGGATGTTGCAATTTGGTTGTTCTTCGTTTTCTAAATCTTCAACCCATTGGTCGAAATCGGTTTTTGAATCTGCCATTTACTTTTTGTTTTTCTTTTGTTCGTTCATAATATACCAGCGTTGTAAGGTATAGCCAATGGACGCCAATAGCAAAACAAGTTTCAATGTGGCTTCAATGTTTGTGAATGTGACCGCCATGGTCAACGTGTTGATGGTGTACAATTTTAGGTCGTGGATTGACATGGGTTATTTTTTAGAGGGTGAAAACTTTTCCAACCCCGCGATTCCAAACGAACCCAATGTCACGATGACAAATGAATTATAAATGAAATCATTGATTGAAATGTTGGTGATGACGTCAAGTAACATGACCAACACCATGACCGCAAAAGAAAGGAAACCAATGATTGTTTTTTCGTTCCAATCGTTGTCGTTCTTGAATATCTGGACAAATCGTTTCATTTATTCTTCCGCTTTGGGTGTTGGTTTGGATTTCTTTGGCTTGGATTTTTTAGGTGTTCCAAATTCCTTTTGAACGTCGAACGACGGACACGCCTTGTTTGAAAATTCATTGTGTCCATGAACGGACGCGTCGGGATATTCTTTCAGCAATCCGCCAATGATGGTGTTCAGCGTTTCCCGTTGCGCTTGCGTGCGGGTGTCTTTTGGGTTCTTACTTTTATCAAGGCCGCCAATGTAGCAAACGTGAATGGAATGTTCGTTGTGTCCCTTGACGCCCGCGCCCATCTGTTCCATGGGTCGGGCGGGT